GTGCTCGAGTGGCTGAAGAGGCACGCCTGGAAAGCGTGTAACCGGCAAAACCGGTTCGGGGGTTCGAATCCCCCTCTTTCCGCTTATAATCAGTTTATTTCTCCTTTATTTATTGCGTTTTTGGTTCTGCCAGCTTTGTTGCGCTTTTCTCCCTTTTGTTTCTCTTTGTTGCAAAATGCGTGCAAAATGCGTGCAGTTAAATCTCGGAAAAATGATTAGAGTGCATTATTATTTGGATGTTCGTGGTGTTCCCGACGGTGGTCTTGCTTCCTTGAAGTTCGATTTCTGCCGTCAGCGTTCCCATTCCCAGCTCCCTGTTGGTATTCGCCTGCTTCCTTCTCAGTGGGATGCCAAGGCGCAAAAGGTGCGTGGTACCATGAACGACGAATCCACAAATCTCTTCCTGCTGCAGCAGATGGCTCGTGTCTCTGAAATCATTCTGAAGCTGACCTCTGCTGGTGATCTCGTTGGCTTGTCGGCTGTCGAGGTGAAGAATCGGGTGGCTGCTGAACTTCGCCCTGATGCTGGTGTCGATAATCGGTTCTTGGCTCGTTTCCGCTCCTATGCCTCGCTGTGCAGGTCTCCTCGAACTCGTGATATCTACCTGGTGACCGTTAAGAAGGTGCTTGCGTTTGACTCTCATGCCGAGTCTCTCTCCTTCGAGCGCATCACGAAAGATTGGCTGTCCAGGTTCGAGGCGTGGCTTGGTACCGAGCAGGGTGGGTGTCCTTCTGTGAATGCTCGCTCCATCCATCTGCGAAACGTTCGGGCTGTCTTCAATGATGCCATCGATAATGGTATCACCTCCTGGTACCCGTTCCGCTCCTTCAAGGTGAAATCTGAGGCGACAAAAAAACGAGCTGTGTCGGTGGAGGCTCTTCGCTCGCTGTTCTCGTTCCCTGGTTTGACCTGGCAGCAGCAGTATGTCGATGCCTTCAAGCTCTCGTTCTGTCTGGTTGGCATTAACCTGGTTGACCTGCTGGCTCTGAAAGATGGGCAGCTTGTCGATGGTCGCCTGTCCTATCGTCGCTCCAAAACGGGGCGGCTCTATGATATCAAGGTGGAGCCAGAGGCTGCTGCTCTCATCGAGAAGTATCACGGCTCCTGTGGTCGGCTTGTCTCCTGGGGGGAAAACCGAAAACGCTATACCTCCTTTACCATGCAAATGTGCCGTGGCTTGAAGGCTGTTGGTTCTGTCGTGAAGGAATGGCGCACCGATGATCTGGGCGTGTATCGTGAAGTGGAGGTGTTCCGTCCTGCCTTCCCGATGCTGTCTTCCTATGTGGCTCGCCATTCCTGGGCGACGATTGCTGCTTCCCTGGATATCCCAAAGGACGTTATCGCCCATGCTCTTGGTCATGGTGGGTCTTCCGTTACCGATATCTATATCGATTTCGACCAGCGGAAGGTGGACGAGGCGAATCGTCGTGTCCTCGATTGGGTGTTCTACGGTACGAAATAAGGGAGGATCCTGTGTAGGATTCTCCCTTTCTCCTGTCTGTTAAGGCTCGATTATTTTAATCTCTGGCTTTCCTGCCGTCGTAATAATCACCTTGTGGCGTGTCATGTCTTGTCGTATCAGCTCGTTGATGTAGCGGTTCTTGTTTGGCTTGGTGTTCAGCCAATCCTCCAGCTCGCTGTCAATGGCGACCCCGATTCGTTTCTGGGTGCGTCCGTCGCCTCGCTTGCTTGACTTGTATTTTCTTGGTTCTGTCATGTTCTGTTCTCCTTTTTAAAAATTAAACTCCCCATTCTTTCCAAGTGCCAGCCTCCTTGCGTTCGTCTCGCTCCTTGGTGTAGATGTCGATGCATTTGTGCACCTCCTTGATTGTCTCCTTCAAATCGAACTCCTTTCCAAGCTCTTCTAGCTGGTTGAGGAGCTGCTTTGCTACCTCGATTTTCTGGTTGAGCTCATGCCCAGTCATGCTGCCTGCTTGTTCTGCTCTCTGTTTCTCGTTCAGCACTACGTAGCCTTCTTTCTCTTTTACGTCGTTGTATGTAGCCTTCTTGTCTTTTCCTTCGCAGGCTCCCTCTAATGTACAGCGTCTCTCTGTCGTTCCCTGGTGTGCTGCCTTGAAAGGGCAGCCGAATGGGTTGTAGCATCTTGCCATGTAGTTCCATTCACGGATGTAATTTGCCATGTTGTCCTCCTTTCTTCTAGTTCGTTGCTTCATTAATGTATTCTGTGGCTTCGTCGATTGCGTCCATTGCGTTCGACAAATTGTCGATGGCTTCCTGCATCGTGTCGCCCTTTTCTCCTTCCTGGAAGGCTTCGGGCAGGTTCTCTAGTGCCGTCTGCTCCTCATCCATGAGCTCCTCTACCTGGTTCTTTATCTCTTCGAGCTTGGTGAGGAGCTCGTTTAATGCCGTTCTTCTTTTCTTGTTCATATTCTTGTTGTGTTTTGGCTTGGTGGTTAGCCCAGCCGTTCCCTTTTTTATCCGATGATTGCCATGTGGCTTTTGATTTCCTTGTATCTTCCTTTCTTTATTCCTTCGTCGAAGCTGTCAGCTCCAAACTCGACCTTTTGGTCGTTTGCGACAAGATATCCGTCCTTGTCGAAGATGTTTCTTATTGTTGCGTACTTGCGTTGTCCCATGAAGTGAAACTCGTCTAAAATCGTCACGATAATCGTGTCTTCTCCTATCTTTTTCTTGAATGTTGCACCTTTTTCCATTTCCTTTTCTTTTGGTAGGGGAGTGGTTGGCTCCCCTGTTTCCTTCTTACTTCAAGTTGGCGAGGATTCGCTTCTTATCGTCCTCTGTGAGCTTCAGCTGGTTCTCTAGCTTATAAACCAGGTAATCTCTTTCTCCGATGATGGCGATCGCCATGCGGTTCATCTCTTCGTTGTTGAATTGGTCAGCCTTCTTGATGAGTGCCTTCGCCATGTTTGTCTTTTCGCCTTCAGCTCCTTTGGCTGCCTTCTCTGCCTTGATTCGCTTTGCGCATTCCCAATCGTAGGCAGCTTGAACACCTCCGTTCTTCTTCCACTCCTTCACCCATTCGTCTTTGTCCAGGTTGCTTGCGTTGTATCCTGGCTCTATGAATGTGTGGTAGCACTCTGGGCTAACCTTGAAGTTTGCTCTTTCTTCAAATTCTTGTTTCATCATGATTCTTGTCTCCTATCTTTAAAATGTTAATATTCAATGTCTTCTATGTCGTAATCAAGTCCTGCCATCATTCCGTTCTCTTTGCGGAGGTTCTTGATGTACTCTTTGTTCTTGGTTGCGTTCAGCATTCTGTTGTATTCGCATTCTGCAACCTCGACTGTCGTTGCGTCAATCTCTTTGTAAGCGATGACGTTTAGCTTCTCTATCATGTTCCAAGTGTCTATGATGTTCTTTAATGCTATTGTTTTCATAATGTTGCCCTCCTTAAAATTTAATGTCTGTGTAGTTGAATCTGCCGAGGTAGAATTCCATTGTCTCAATTGAAAGGAAAGCCTTTATTCGGGTTGCTCTTTTCTTAAGTGTAACCTTGAATGGCTTGTCTGCTGCCTCACCATCGTATGTAATGGTTATGGTTGTGCCGTCCTCGGTTGTAAGAACTACAGGGTATCCTTCCATGATGTTGTCGATGATCCCTGTCATGTGCTTGTATATAAAAGCGTCGCCTGTCTTTGCCATAAAATGCGGCTTTACCGTGCTGCCGTAGGGCTTAAGTTGTGGGAGGCTTGCGCCTCCCTGGTTGTTTTTAAAGTGTTATATTTTCCATTTCTTGTCTCTCGAAATCATTCACAAAGAATGCAGTTGGAAGGTTCGTTTCTTTCGCTCTGTACTCCTCGTCTATTTTAAGGATGCAGTATGCTCTGAAGCGTGGCATCCACTTGCAGATGTATTTTGTGTCGTCGTTTGGCAATCTCCAAACCTTTTGTGTCTTGCCCTCTCCGTTGTACCCTGTGCCGTCCCATCCGTAGAATGTGAACTCTACCTTTTCGTTTGTCTCGGTGAAGTTTCCGAGTCTTCTTGCTTTAGCCATGATTTTTGTATTTTATGACCCTTGGTTAGGGGGTCGTTTCCTTTTCTTTTTCTGATGCAAAGATAATCAATTTTTCGCAAAGTTGTATAACTTTATAGTTATTATAAGTTACAGAAAATCAACTACTTAGCTAAAGAAAGTTATCAAAAAAAAAGACCCCTCCACCTTGTCGGTGAAGAGGTCTCTTTCTAGTTTTTCGGCTTCTTTCGCTTTCTCCAGATCCAAATAATGGCGGTGGTTGCTCCTATACCTATTATTATACCAGCTCCCAGCCAAATGTCCCAGCTCGCCTGCGTTGTCTTGGTGGTTTGCTGGGTGTCCTTTTGGCTGTTCTTTGAATCCGACGAGGAGTTCCTCGTGTTTTTCGTGGATGAGCTCTTTTTGGAGATTTTGGTGGTGTCCGTGACCGCTGTCTGTCCCTTGACCTTTGCCCCTGGCTTTGCCTCCAGCGTGTGCGTCAGCTTTCCGTTTGCCCAGGTTGCGGTGGATTTGTACAGGTCTGTCTCCAGCACCGACGTGGTGTCCTTGGTGGTTCGCTCCAGCTTGGCTTCTGGTACCGCAATCTCAACGGGTACCAGCTTCTGGGTGATCCTGGTGGTGTCGTGGGTCTCCGTGATGGCAGTGTCCTTCACTTGTTCCACCTTCGTTGTCTCTTGCTCTGTTGCCGTCTCTGTCATTGCCTTTTTCTTCGTTGCGCATCCTGCCAAAAGGCATGCAATGCAGATGATGATCAGGGCGAGGATGCTTGTCTTTCGTTCTTTCGTCATGGTGTTAATCCTCATATTTTAAATCGTTGATTCTGTTGAGCCAGCCTTTTTTGAAGACGATCTGGCTCGGGTCTTTTTTTATCAGCTTGTTGATGTATGCCTTTCGTGCGTTCTTCAATGCCTCGAAGAGCTGGCGTTGGTTCGGGTAGTTGTTGACCGCTGCCAGGGTCTTCGCTCCGACGATGCCGTCTGCCTTTACTCCCAGGAGCTCCTGCGGCTTGATGATTCCCCATTTTCCGCTGTTCCAGACCCAATCAACCAGGCTCTCTGCTACCTTCTGGTCTTTGATTTTGTCTGCCTTCCATGTGTCCCAGAAGTTGCACTTGAGCACCATCTTGAAGTCCTCCTCATCGATGAGCTTCACGTCCTTCTCGTCTATCTTTCCGTCTCCGTTCTTGTCGTACCCTACGGTACGCCAGGTGGCGATGGTGATTCCGTACTTGGTTGCTCCACCTCTGTCGTGCTTGTTGTTCGTGTACTTGGCACCTCCCTCCCATTTAATGACGAAAGGTGCGAATTTCTCTACTTGTGCCATTGCTTATTCCTCCGTTTTGGCTTGTTGGTTACTTGGGGAGGTTGGCTCGTTCCTCTCCCCGAATGCTTTTGTGATGCCTGCTGTTGCGAATAGTGAGCCAATCGCACCGATTACTGCAGCAATGCCCATGAGGTCGGTGTGGATGGTGTTCGTGGTGAGCACCTCGTATAGCAGGACGAATCCTATTGTCAACAGCAGGAGGCATCCGATGATCGTTACGCTTACCAAAAAGAACGCCTTGCTGGATGCTCCGCTGTTGGTCTGGATGAGTTTCGTTAAATATGTTGTCAGTCTCATACGCCTTCTTCGTCTGTTCTGTCCATGTAGTCCTTCTCTTCCTGTTCCCTCTTGCGTGGTGGGCTTCGTCTCTCGCATCCGTTGCGGATGCATCGGTTCCAGTTTGCATCCTGGAGCTTCAGACGGAGCTCCATGTTTTCGTCCTTCAGCTTATCCTCGCTTGCTCGGTGCTGGTTTAGGACATCGTAGAGGCTGTCTATCTTCTCGTCCTTCGCTTTCAGCTCGCTGTCCTTTCGCTCGCAGAGGTCTTTCCATCCGCTTGCGTATTGTGCTGTCGCCTTGGCTTCCTCCTGCGATGCCTTGGCTGCCTCCGTTCGCTTCTTGCTGTCGTAGAACATGAAAAATCCGAGGATAGTCACTAATCCTGTGGCGATGGCTTGCAAAATGTCTGTGTTCATCTCTGTGTCGGTCTCCTTTAATTGTTGAATCTGTTATTCCGTCCTTGGGATCCTCCTCTTCGACGGTATTTGGCTATATTGTTAATTTCTTCTGCCGTAAGCCTCGTACAGGTATTATCTGCGTCAGCGAGGTAGTACCCTCCATCATCCCCCTGCGTGAAGATGCAGTCTTCTATCGGGAAGCATTGCGTTCCCTGCTGTTCTTGCATGCGGCATTCGTTGAGGAAGTTGATGAGGTTCTGGCTTCCATGCCAGGTTACCATCGGTCTTCCGCAGATTTCTATCTGCGTCATGCACATCTGGCTCCCGTGCATGCAGGATGGGCGAATCTCGAAATTGGTAATATTCACCACAATCTTGCGGTCGATGAGTTCAGAGACAGGTATGTAGCTGCCTTTGAACCCACCTTTCCACTTGATTCCCAAACTGCTAACCTTCGGCATCGTCTCCCAGGATTTCGTTAATCTGTTCCTCGGTGTAGCCTGCTTCTTTAAGGCATTGCTTCCACTCTTCGATGCTTGGCTCATGCTCGCAGGATGCTGACACGAATGATGCGGTAAGCTCTGTTACCTCTACGGTTCTTGCGCTGCCGTCTGCTGCCTCTGCATCGCTTTCGGTCTGCTGGCGTGTCACCTCGTGCTCGTTCCAATATCTGCGATACTCGTCTGTGCCTGGGTTAGGCAATGGGAGCTTTTCTGTTCTCACTCCGCTTGTGTGCGGAGTATCTGTTGACTCTGTTAAAAACTTCATAATAATCCTTTCTTATTTTTTTGTTTAACATATACGCATCTCCAAACTTCAATATTCCGTTGTAGCTGGCGATTACGCTCATTTGCTTGTGAATGCGAAGAGGACGCTTGGTCATGACTCTGAGCCTTTTCCTGTATCTCACCACGGTAGATTTCCTCACTCGGTTGCTCTCTCGGTTCACAGCCCATCCGCAGAAGTCGATGCGTCGGCTGCCTATCGGAAATAGGGCTATCTTGCCGTATTGCAATCCGAGTTCAGCGGCTTTCTGTTTCAAGCCTTCAATAACTCTTGTGGCATCCTGCTTGTTGCACAGAATCACGGTATCGTCCACGTTTCTTGCCAGGCAGGGCATCTTCAGATCGCCCAGGATGTACCTGTCCATGTCCGTGAGGTAGAGGTTTCCGTTGTCCTGGCTTGTCACCGCTCCTATGGATATTCCCTCCTCCGATTCGGGCAGGTAGGCATCGATGCACGCCTCCATGAGCTGTATGGCTCGTTCGCCCTTGTACTTTCGCCTTATCTTCTCCTTCAGTTTCTGCTTCTTGATGGAAGGGTAGAAATGATGGAAGTCGGTCTTTATACAATAATCAAGTTCTGGGTGTCGGTAGAGGTCTCGCCTTACCTGCTTGTTGGCTTTCAGCGTTCCCCTGCCTTTTATCGCCCCGAACGTTCGGTTCACGAACAGATGCTTGATGTTGAATGCCGTGACGAGAGATTGGTACACGATGCGTGTCTCTACGTCCACCACGTGGATTTCTCTCCACTTGCCTTCTGTAAAGAGCATGAAGGTACGTCCCTTGTCTGGCTTCCATGTTCCTGCCTCCAGCTTGGATTGCAGCTTACGCAGGTTTCCGTCAAGGTTGAGAGCGTAGTCTATCACGTCGGCTCTGTCGCCTTTTCCGTCGCCTGTGCTTATCTTCTTCCAGGCATTGAACAGGGCATTGAAGCACACGATGTCTTCATACCGTATAATGGTTCTTTTCATGTTCCTCTTCTTGTTTTTTCGTTAACTCCTCTATTCCAATTTTCATCGAAGTTCGGCTTTTGGTCGCTTCCTTCTCTGACGGGTGGCTTTCGTGCCGTGCGTACAAATGCTTCCATCCGCTACTAGTCAACCGTTTATGTAGCTTGTTTCACTCGTTCCTTGCGGTAACGGCTGGCGAAAAGTGCCAGCAATTAGTGGGGTATCTGCTGTCTGTGGCGGTTACTTAACCGCCTAGAAAGAAGTTACGGCATACACGATGCCGGCTTAGTACATTTTCGGTTTCCCTACGATGCAATATCTTTTCCGTCTTGCTACAATCTTACTTGGGAGTTAGGGCAGACCCGTTGTTCGTGTTCGAATTCGACACATCGTTGTTCGAGTTCAGAGCCGAAACACCGACATTGGAGCCGTTGTTCGCACTACCAACAACAACAGGGATTCCAGCAGTACCTTTTTATATTCGCCCGCGCTCTCCGAAAGCTCTACTGTCCCATTGGGGCGTGGGCGGTGTGCCGTCTTGCGACGGACGATTTCGATTTCACGCAGCCTGCGGCTGCTCGGTTTCGGCTTCCCGATTAAACGACCACCGTACCATCGGGTGTCGTGTCGGTCGGATCATCGGAAGCGAGGGCAGACCCGTTGGACGTGTGCGAATTCGACACATCGTTGTCCGAGTGCAGAGCCGAAACACCGACATTGGAGCCGTTGCTCGCACTACCAACAACAACAGGGATAAAATTGGATGTTACGTCTGTCTTGTTGAGCCAATAATAATCAAACAAGCCCTTGCTGTCGCTGCCTCCCACCTGAGTTGGGAACATGGTGTCCTCGAAGTTCTCCATGATGTAGCCTGCCTCCTGGCAGGCATCACAGATGAACTTGTGGTTATCGTCGGTGGCATCCCAGCTTACGCAGGTATTGATGTCCTTCGCTACATACCATTTGTGTTTCTTCTTCAGCGCACCGCTACATCTTATCCACCACGGACCAGCAAGGAATCCCTCTGCCCAGAGGAACTTGTAAGGCTTATACTTGATGGTTGAACCATCCTTGTACGTGAAGGTCTGTTCTGCAAGCTGTCCCTCCATACCCTTGATGGCATTGGTTACGCCATTGATGTATGGCTGCGCCACGCCAGTCTTTCCGCTCTCGGCATTAGGAGTAGCGCTCCACTTATTCCAATCAAAGCCTGTAATGCCGTAGAATGCCTGGCTGTTGTAGCTCCGCTTCCACATGAAGAACATCTTGCGGTATTCGTTGAAGTCCTGGATGGCGATGGCTCGGAAGTTGTCACCCATGTTCTTGGCATACTCGTGGAACTGCTGGATATTCAAGCTCTGCGTGCTCCACTTGCCTGCGTTCGATGTGAGAATCTTTTTGCCTCCCTGCTCCTCTACCTCGCCTGCGTACATAGGAAAGAATCTGCGACGGATGTACTTGTAGCCCTTGACAGAAAGTACGCTGTACTTCTCTATCTTGGTGTTGGTCACTGCGTCGTACTCGTACTTGCGGTAGTAACCGCCAATGCGTACCATGCACGGCATTGAATAGTCATCGAGCGTTGCTGCGAGTCCGTCGATGGTCTTGGTGGTGTCTTCGCCATTAAGGTACGCCACGATCTGGCTGTTGCGGTTGATGAGGCAAGGGAAGAACAGGGAGAAGATGCGGTTCATCATCTCCAGGTTGTCGGTTGCCACCACCGTACCGCTTGCCTGTGCGCAGAATCGCTTGATGGTGATTCGGTTCAGCGGAACGTCTGGATAGACTCCTGCGCTGTTTGGTGCTGCCGCAGCAATGTCTGCGATGCTGCACTGCTTGATGGCTCCATTCTGAGCCACGAGGAAGGTTTCTGTTCCTTCGAGAAGGGAAACCTTTGGATACTTTGTAAATTGTGTCATTTCTTTATCCTTTTTAAAAGTTTAACATGTTATTTCTGTATCGTTCTCGTCGGTGATGGCGTTTCCGCTCTCATCTGTGAGCGCTTCCGCTTCCTTGGCGTGGATGGTGACGATTCTTGCTGCACCCGATGCCAGGGTAGGTATAACCTTCACGATAATATCTCCTGCCGTGGAAGTCTTCACGTTGCCTGCCGCATCTACCAGCGCATCTCCGCTGTATATCTGGTAGATCATCGAGCGGTTGGCTGTGGCTGGCTGCACATCCGTAGGTGCTACGTTGATGGTGGCTCCTGCGAGCACCGTCACTTCCTCCATGGTGGCTATTCGGGCAGGAATACTTGCCATGGGTGCTACGCTGCCCTGCTGCTGGAGTGAAGCCAGCAGACGGTCGATTTCCGCACTCTTGGCTTGCAATCCGTCATAGATAGCCTGGTAGTCGGCTGTGCGCTGGGTGTCGTTAGCCTTGCGCTGCGTCTCTGCATCCTCTCGCTGCGTTTCGTGATTGCTTCGGTCGGTCTCGCTCTGCATGCGCTTGGTTTCCGCATCAGCTCTGTTGGATTCCGCAGCCTTGCGGCTTTCCTCTGCCTTGGCTCTCGCTGCTTCTGCATTCTGTCGGGCGGTCTCGTTAGCCTGTGCGGTCACGTTCTGCTTGAGGTCGAGCCATGCCTTCCAATTCACAGAATCATTATCTGGGTTAGAGGTGTTGCCTGCTTTCTTGGAGCAGTAGATGCCCTTGGCGGTATGCACCAGGTCGTTGACGTTGTAGCCTGTGACCGTCTCTCCTGTGCTCGCCTTGGTGTACTTGTATCCGCTCACCCAATCGCCCTTGTCGGTAAAACCGACGATACCTAATTTTACTTTTTCCATATTGTTCTTTTTTAGAGTTTCAATATCAGTTCGTTATCCTCCAGGGCTATGCGCTCCTCGATGTTGGATCCTGCGTCCGTTACGTACAGCTCGTTGTCGAGAATCTCGAATGTCGGATACATCATGCCGCCTCGGGCGATAATGCCCGTATCCTCGTACTGCTTGGTGGTTGTGTTCCACTTCCACCAATTTCCATTTTCGCCCTGCTTCTGTGGATGTTCGTTAAGCTCCTTGGCGAGGTCGGTCTGCGCCTTGGAGCTGGTGATGGCGGCTTTTGCATCCGTCTCTCGCTTGGTTTCAGCCTTTACTCGACCGCTCTCTGCCGTCGCCCTTCCGTTTTCAGCGGATACACGCTTCTTCTCTGCCTCTACTCTCGCTGCCTCTTGGCTCTGTCGGGTGGTCTCTTTCTTCTTTCGGGTCTCTTCGTTGGCGTTTCGGGTGGTTTCTGCCGATTGCCGAGCTGTCTCTTGGCTCACCCTCGTAGCCTCTTGGCTTTTTCGGGTAGTCTCGTTGCTGTTGCGAGTGCTCTCTGCCTGTTGCCTTGCCGTCTCTTGCGATTGTCGGGTCTGCTCAGCCTGTTGGCGTGCGGTCTCGTTCTTCTCGATGGCTGTCTTGCTCGCCAGGGTGTCCTCGGTGGCTTGCTTGGCGGCAGCCGTCTGCTGCTTGCTTGCGCTTACAGCATCCTCCACCTTCTTGCGCTCTGTCGTGAGGTCAGTGGTCGCTTTGGTGACGCTGGCTGCTGCCTCGTTGGCTTTTCCTGCCGCTTCTTTTGCTGCAGCCGTTGCCTTCTTCGATTCCTCGATTTCTATGTCAACGTCCTTCGTCAACAGGGCGAGTGGGGCGATGACCTGCTTCTGCACTCCGTCCAAGTCGTAGAGGGCTGGCATCGTCTTGATGCCGTCGAGCGATGTCGCCAATTCGCAAGAGAAGATGTTCTTGCTGTGTCGCATCAAGTACTCGTTGAATTTCGGCAGGAGGGCAGCGCATAAGGCTTCGAACTCCTCGTTTGTTGTTGTCTTCTGCTCTAACATAAAACCTCCTTGTTTGTTGGTGTTAGACTTCCTTTTCCAAAACCTGCACAATCTGACCGTATGCACCTGCTACAAGCGCATCGTTGATTGTCTCCTTGATGAGAGCCATATCCTCTGCCTCCAACTCAACCTCTTCTGGATGCTCCTGTAGCTGGACGCATATTCTATACGCTCTCATCTTGTCTGCAGGTTCGAGAGGTTTCTTGCTACCAGCTGCGTAAAGGTAGAGCCCGATGGTGTCGCTCATCATCTGTGGTTCACCCTTCTCGTTCTTTAACTCTTTACCATCGTAGCCTTTCATGGCTACCTTAAAATTTCTTTTCATAATTTCTATTTTTTAAGAATTAAACATTTTACCAATCTCTTGGACACTTGTACTGCGTCCAACATCCTACCTTGGTATTTTCTTCACCAGCGATATTAACATCTCGGTGATAAACGAAGATCATGGCATCGCCTCGGGAATCTATAACCAAATCTGTCGTGTTAGAACCTCTATTATATAGGATGAAAGAGGTGCGAATTAGACCTTTCGATGTTACTGAAGTGTTGGATCTGAGATGTACGGCACCATTATAATCATTTTTTATGAAAACAACATACCCATCATCCTCTTTGCTCATCGAAGGTAGCTGATAATAACCGCTTCCGCCCAATATCACAGAATTAGTGCCTTTTGGTATGGCGACGGGTGAGCCATATGAGCTGCCTCCAGAGGATAGTCTTGCGGTTTTAATCCTGAGACCAGTTATATATCCTCCTAGCGTCATATCGAGTGCCACGTTGGTAACTGCTCCCTTTGCTCCGCAAACTACGGAATAATTCACATCACCGAAGAATTTTGAGCTCTCTTCGTTTGTAAACCTTGCAACAGCTCTCGCTCCTGTTGATGCAGGCAGGACATTGCCGCCAATGCCAGCAAAGACCTTGTGGGTGTCATTGCGCAGGACAATATAGGCATCATTATCAAACCCCTCGTTGGTAAGACCATCACCAGATATCTTCATGCCGGCAATCTTACCGGCAATCGTCTCCATGGATCCGTCGGTATTGATTTTGAAGTACTTGTTGGCAGTAACAACACCTTCGAGAGAAATCTGGTCTGCTCTGATGCTTGCTTTAGAGATTCCGTTTGATATCATCGTCTCAATGGTAGCTGAACTGATAATCTTGCCGTCCACGTTGCTAATCTTCGTCTCCAATGCTGTCTTGTCAGCCGCGACGAGTAACCCCGACTTGCTGATGTTTTTGACGTTTCCGCTCGCATCGAGGGTAATCTTCTTGTTGAAGAGATTTGTGAAATACGTCGAGACTGATAAGCCACCGCATTCACGTAGCGTTCCATCGGAATAGAATGCTCCTGCAGCAACACTCCAGGAGTCTGACTTTTGCTTGACTAAGCTGACTGTTGTGCCATAGTCGCTCCGAATACCAGAATCTATACCATCGATGTATTTTCTGACCTCCTTGTCATTGCTGTCTATCTCACTACTGAGAGCATCCTGCGCTGCCGAGAGTTCTTTCTTAGTTGCTGCTTTCCCGACTGCGGTGCTGATGCCATCAACGGTTATTGTCAATTTCGCCAGGGCTGCACTCGTCTTGCCTGCAGTGTCTTTGACGCTAGAAACCTCCAGCTTTATGGAATCGATGCTGGTTTCAATACTTGACATTCTTTTTTCTGTGCTCGTCTGCCAACTATTGAGAATGTCGATTCGACCAGCTTGTATATTTATCCGAGAGGACAGCTCTGTTTCTAGCGCCTTGTCTTTCTCCGTGACGGACGCCATGATTTCATTCTTGGTCATACTGATTTCAGATCTGAACGATTTATCTAGCGCCTTGTCTTGCTCATCAACGTACGCTCGGATGCTCTTCTTCTCTGCGTCCAGCTCTATGCCCAGCTGCGTTGTCCTGCCATTAACCTTATCGATGTTCTCCCCCAACAGCTTGATATTACTTGCTGTCTGCAATATCTGCGTGCTGACCGTCTTCTGCAGGTTGTCTATCGGTTTGTCTGTCATGGCAAGGAATGATAACAGCATATCTCCTGTATATCGAATGACGAAATCTCCTCTTCCGTTCCACTTGCCTTCCAGCTTTATAAACTGCCATTCTCCCGAATAGGCAATATTGACACTCTGCGCTGCCAGTTCGTTCTTCTTGCCCTCGACAGCGGTATTAGGCGAGAAACCGATGGTCATTGTTCCTGCTGTCTTAGCATAGACCCTTGCGCTGATGTAGAGTGTGTCCTGTACCTCGGTGTAGCCGTCTGCCGTCACACCCATACCCTCATCGGTCTTGGTACCCGATGGCTTGTTGTATTCCTTGTGAGTTCCTGGCTGTCGGATAAGGGCATTGACTTGCTTCAGTCCGCAGTTGATAATTCGCAGCATGTTCCTGCCCTCGGTTGCCTCGATGAGGACACGACGGTTTCCGCTTGCCGTAACTTGTCCGTTAACCATAACGGGCATTCCTCCGCAAATCCAGATTGCGGATTCGTCAGTTTCGTCAATCTCCCAACCGTCTATGATTAGGCTATCCGAATCTTTGCCTGTTGCTGTCAGGAACGTACCGTTATGGATGTAGTTATCCTCGTTTGTCAGCTCGTAGGTTGTCTGAGCAAAACGGGTTGCAAACTGATTTTGCAGCATCTGAAATTTTGTATCGATGCTCTCGCCTGTGCGTCGCAGTACGAGATCGCCTGTTGCATAGAGGTTCTGCAGCAATTCTCCAAATCCTGTAAGATCACCGAATGTTCGGTGATGTATTCCCTCCAGGTTGCCGAGCCTTCCTTTCAGACAGTCCTCTGGGTCGGTTTTCATACCGTATAATATATCAAGATATGGTGCTGCCGTTCCAACAGTGATAATCTGCATGATACCCTTGCGGTCTGGGTCGCTTAGGTTGTCAACTCTTACAAAGGTATCTTTCTTCTTGATGAAGTTGGCTGGTGTCGCCTCTGCCACGCTGCTGGTGAAGTTCTTGAAGCGCACCCAGTCCAGGCGGTTCTCTCCATCGGCTGTGCTTCCGCATCCTGCCTCCGTGATTACCAGCTCGTAGCTCTTGGTCACGTAGTAGTCATTGCTGCTGTCGGGCATTCCGTTGTATTGCTGCACCATGATGATGTCATCCTTGCGGAATGGGTTGTATAGCTTGCCGTCCTGCGTGTCGAGATAGACGGTGTCTGTCTCTGCGTCGTAGTGGTCAACCTCCATCATGCCTGTGAAGATGCGGTTGTCGTTCTCGCCAAGGAGCTGGGATATAATCATTTCGTAAACTCGGAGCGAGCCTCGAACGATGAGGTTATCGAACTCCCCTGTCCACTTGTTTTCTTGCACCCCTGCTGCATTGGTGATGGGCTTGTTGTAGATGCCCCATCCCTTGCCTCCAAGGAATCCCGATATGAACTCCTTGCTGAATAGGTCGCCATCAAAGGTGGAGTCGCCCTTCACGTGCAATGCTCCTACGGTCGCCATCGCCCATGCGATTATCTCGTCGATGCAAAGTTTGTATGTGCCTTTCTCTTTGTCCTTGGTGGCAATGACAAACCCCTTTTGCTCGTTCTCGTTGAAGTCCTTTGATGTCAGCTTCCCTGCTGTCACGCTATTGGCGATGATGTTTCCGTCCTTATCAAACTTGAAATCTCCATCAGCATCAAAATAGAAATTATTGCCTACGCTGATGGTCTTCGCTGCCTTTATTGCGTTGGCGAAAACTTCACGGAGGCTTGCCTTTCCGTTGCCCTCGATAGAATATTCGCCTCCCTTGCCGAGCTTGATTCCTTGCAAGAAGGTTATGATGCCTTCTGCTGTATCGTCTACAAGTTTCGATAGAAATCGCTTTCCGACGATGGTGTCTATGAGGTTTCTGATTTTGGAAAGTTGCAGCTCTTGCTGGTTTTGTATCTGCTCGTTCTTGTAAACGATTTGGCTTACTGTCTCAGCGAGTGTATCGCTTCTGCTTCCTGTCTTGCTCTCTCCGATAGTGAGCTCTCCCTGTGTGAGGTCTTCAAGGTCTAGCTCCCATCCGATGATGCGGCTTTCCCTTGCGTGGTCTTCTGCATCGAAGTACTCGGGTGCTACGAGCTTCACCTTGCTGCCGTATGTCAGCTCGATTCCCTTCTGTCCGAAAAGGACGGGGTTCTTGGTTCCTGTGTAGGTACCGCTGTCCACCTTCATCTTCTTCATGTCCTTCTCGGCTTCTGCCTTCAGCTCCATTTCCGCTGCCTCCACCAATTCGTCATCAATGAAGGTAATGTCCATGTTGTACATGTAGAGCGTGTCTCCGACCGCTGGCTTCATTGTCTCGTTCGGAAGTTCGAGGGTGTATGTGTCGTTCCTCGTAATCTCGAAGAGCTGCTTATCTTCGGTGTCTGCATCTGGGTTGAAGTGTACCTCGAAGTCCATGCCGTTCAGCTTACCGCTCTCGAAGTGGATGCTCAGCGGCTTGTTCTCTTCCTGCGTCTCGTAGATGCTGTTGAAGACGAAAGGCGAGCCGTCCTGGAGTTTCGCCTTGAATCGGTATGCTGTCCAATAGGTCACGTTGCCTGTGTCCGTGTCGGTGGTCTTGGCTGCTATCTCCGTGACCTCCGTAATGGTAAGCAGTGCCCTTGGGTAGATGTCCTCGTATGTCTTTACGATGTCTGTGATGTCGTCTGGATCCAGGTTCTTGTCGCTGTCAATGTATGGCGTGCCGATTGGCAGCTGGAGGATGGTGTCGCTGACGCCTTGTATCGCTACCTCGCTCTGTCCGTCTATCGGCTCCGTGTAGAGCTTGCTGACGTATGCCATGGCAAGATGGGAGAGTGTGACCTGCTGGCTGCTTCCTGCCAGCTGCTTGGTCTTGCCGGTCAATGCGTAGCAGTCCCTGCCGTCGTTCACGCTGCTCGTTCCGTCTGAGGTTATGCCGATGAACTCGATACCTGTCTCCGTCTTGTCTGCCAGCGTCACCCTGGTGCTTGGGGTGATTGCTTTCTTCTGAAGCTGCAATTCCTTGAAACTGAAAATAGGGTAGCTGTCTCGCTCTATCTTTACCATCGTGGTCTTGCTGTCTTCTGTCTGTCCACCTGTTTCGTCTCCGATGATGAACTGAACGCCTGTTCCGTTCTGAAAGCCGATTGCATCTACCATGCTGCCTACCTCAATCTCGAAGACTGGGTTATTCCAGGACACCGTCTGCCCTGCTGCAGGGTTGGTGTATGAACCGCTTACAACCTTGAATGTGAACGTCTGCCCTTCGTACTTGCTGTAGCTGGTTATCTTGATGCGTTTCTTCTCGCTGAAGAAGTTCTTCGGCTTGTTGGTTGTGAATCTTACCTTCGTGCCGTAGAGGGTATGGAATCCGTCTATCGTGAATGGATTCTTCAGCTTGCGCCTGTAGTTCTGGTTGAGGTTGCGGCTTGATCCGAATGCGTAGAGGCGAGTGCCATGCTCCTCGCTGTCCTCGCTTCTGCTCAGTCCGTTCAGCTCCTTGCCCTGCTCCAGCGTTATTGTCTGCTCTCCCTGCTCGCATCTGCCGAAATGGATTGTATTCTCGGTTATCCACCATTCTGTGTCGAACGCTTCGGCTATCTTGTCGAGTGCCGATAGCAGGGTGGTGCTGTCGTATGCTATCAGCTTCGCCTCGTTCCTCTTCTCTACGTCATCGTGGATATAAACGAGGTATTCCTTCCCTGCGTAGGTGTAGCCGATGTTGGCTAGATTGTCCGTCAGAATACCTGCATGCGCCTGCAGGGTGTCCGTGAGGCTCCATTTGGCTTCTTTTCCGTTCACGCTCCCTCTTCTGAAGAAGATGATGCGGTTCTTGAATTTATACCATGGGCGGTCTAGGCGCAGCTCGTAATCGTAGCCGATGTCCTTGCTTGCCTTGGTTGGTGTTGGCAAGTTCACGACCTCGAATCGTCCGAGACTTTCGATGTTGGTATAGAATCCCTTCTTCAATGCCAGGACGGAATCGCTGGAAAAGTTCACGGTGATGAACTCTTCCTCCTGCTTCTTCCATGTATACGTGCTTCCGCTGCCTACATGGATGGTATATGCCTTGGCTTGCGCCCTGTTATAAAGTTGTATCTTCATAATTGTCCGAATCCTTGGTTCCCCTGTTTGCTGGGTTCGGCTCGTTCAGCGTGAGGCTGAATGTCGCCATTCCCTTGAAATATGATTTGAATTGCTTGCAGCTCTTGTAATCGCACCTGTATACCACGTCCTTCTCGTACTTGGTTCTGATGTTGATGCGTCGCTTCTTCAATTCCTTCTTGAATGCGATGAGCTTCTTGAACATGTCGTCCCTGCTGGTTGCGTAAAGCTGGACGAATAGTGTGATGTCCCGTTCGTCCACCTTTGGCTTCGCCTCCTTGCGTATCTGCTTTCCGTCCTCTGTGGAGGATTTGTTGCTGACCGCATCCTTCAGCGGCTCTGGCTCTACCAGGGAGCAAAGGGAGGAGTCGCTTAAGCAAACGCCCCACATGCCGAATGCGTCCATGTCGTTAATGAATAGTTCGCCTTTTCTGTTCATGCCTCTGTCTCCTTATAACTTTTCGGTGTTCTTTCTTATCTTCTCCAGCTTCTGGTTCATCGATGGCAGCTCGCTGGTGTGTCGCTCTATCTTTTCCAGGTACCCGACGGCTTGGATCTGCATCTCCATCATGTCGTCCATGTTGCTGCGGATAATGGCTGCGCTGTTGGCAATGATGGCGTTGTTCTCCGCTTGCTGCTGGACAGCGTCCGCAACAATGGACAGGCTGTTCTGTATGCTGGTAAGCCTGCCGTTTGTCTCGTCCTGCTGGTCTTGCGTAGCACCGCTGAGAGTTGCGCTGGTGCTGCTCTGCGTGTAGTCTTCCTTTGGGTCGATTCCTGCGGCAGCGTAGGCGTTGTCTCGTGCTTGCTCTCCCTTGCGGTAGGCTTCCTCGTATTTCTTCTGAAGGTCTGCCTTTTCGCTTTGCTCGAGCTTGCCGTCTGCCATTGCGCTTGCAAACTGCGTGTACCAATCCTGCATATCCTTGGCGAGTGTGGTCTTGGTGATGTATGTAAGAACTGCTTCTTCCATGTACTCCTTGACCTTCTTGGTTGCGTCCTTCACTCCCTTGGTGGTGTCACTCAGCAGCTCCTTCAATCCGTCCCTGGTGTTGTCGAAGGACAGGTTCGTCACTGCCTCGTTGTAGTCGTTCTGCAAGTCGATGAGCTTCTTGTAATACTCGATGTATTCATCCATGTTGCTGGCGTTGCTCTTGTAGCCGTCGTTGCTGGCATTCTTAATCTTAGACCACAGGTCTGTCGCTTCGTCTGCCACCTTCGCCATCTGTTCGCTGGTAAGGTTCCAGAAGTCCGAGGCTGAACGGACGCTTTCTCCTGTGATTTGGCTGATTCGCTGCCAATCAGCGGAGCTCATGGCATCGTTAATCTTCTTGTCGGATGAGTGCTTGCCTCCTATGCCGATGAATCCGTTGCTGTATGCGCCACCTGTATCTCGCAGGATCTTCTGCTTGTTGGCGGTGGCATCCTCGAGGTTCTTCTTGGCTCGCTGGTAGGTGTCGGTGGCTTCCTGTCCTGCCTTGTCTTTCATGACCTCTGTCAGCCTTGTTACGGCTGATTCCAGGTCTTGGTTGGATTGGGTCAGGTCGCTGATGGTGTCCTCGATGCTGGTGTCGGCACCGAATAGCTTGCTTCCTGTAAGGCTGCGGAAAACTCCACCGACCGCTCCGAATACCGATTGAAAAACGTTGCCCACGAACTTGAAGAGTCCCTGCTTCTGTATCGCATCAAGCAATGATAGGATGGCACCGATGATGCCTCCAATCTTCGAGCCTGCCTCTCCGAATACGTTTGCCACATTGCTGGCGACGTTGCCAAGTTCTGAAAGGCTCATCTCGCTTGTGCTGCCCAGCTGGGTTATTGCCTGCGATAGCTGGATGAGGTTGTCCGTGGTGGTGTCGAAGCTCTTGTCTCGGTTCACCTTGCTGGTGTCCTTGTCTTTCTTTGCATCGTCTGCCTTCTTCTGTGCAGCCTCGACCTTCTTCTTCGCAGCCTCCTTCGCCTCTTCTGGTGCGTCGCTGTCCTCGATATCATCAAGCTCGGATAGGGCTGTGTTCAGCTCCTGCAGGGCGGTGGTGTATCGCTCGCTGGCTTCCTCGTATGCCTTGCAGTTCTCTGCCAGGTTGCCGAATATTCCGCTGCCCTTGATAATGGCATCGTTGAGCTGGTCTATTGCCGTGGAGACTACTTTCTTGTTTTCTGGAGTAGCCTGCTGGTATTCCTTGCTGTTCTTGTATGCGGTGAGCTTGTCTCTCGTTGCCTTCAGCTGTTCGGTGGTCTGTCGGTCGAGGTTGTTGAATACTGCATCCCAATCAATGGATTTTTTCAGCTCCTCGAGGTAAACGCTTTGTATGTTCTCCTCCAGGGCTTGCGCTGCCTGCTGTCTCTTATGCTCGTAGTTCTTGGCGATGTCGTTCTGTCCCAGCTTCTCGGCTTCATCTCTCAGCTTGGTAAGCTGGGCGATGTCGTCCGTGATAGCCTTGCGTGTCTTCTCTGCCTTCTCGTTCTCGTCATCGTATTTGTCGAGCAATGCCTTGATGAGCTCGCTCCTCTGCTGGGTCGTTGTAGCGTCCAGCGATTGTTTCTTGGCGGTGATGCCAGCCTTCTCCTCATCGGTGAGCTTGATGCTCTTCTGCTGTCCTGTTGCGTAGAATCCCTGGTTCTCGTGCTTTGGATCTGCGTCCCATAGGTTCTTCGCATGGTCTATCTTTGCCTGGAGGAGCGATTGTTCCTCCTTGTCGATGGCATCCTTCTCTTTCTTGTAGTTGAGGTCGAGCTGGGCGAGCTTCTTCGCCTCTCCCTCCTGCATGGCATCCACGATGGCTTGTGCCTGGAGCAGCTGGTTGGCTTTCTGCTGCTGTTCCTGCTGCTGTCTGTATTTGTAGTTTTCCTCTGCCGTCTTCTCGTTAGCCTTGGCTTGCTCCTTGGCTGCTTTCTCGGCTTCGGTCTGCTGCTTATGCGCTGCCGTGGCTCTCGATTGGTGCGTGGAGACGGTTCTGCTGGCGATGTGGTCTTGCGCTTCCTTAACGAGTGAGACCTGCTGGTTCCATTCCTTGCTTCCCTTCTGGCTGTCTGCCATCTGGTCGAGCTTGGCTTGCGCCTCCTTCTGCTGCTTTTCCCAATCCGATTTATTGTAGGTGGTCTTCGACCTGGTTCTTGCTGCTGCGATTCCCTGTGCCTTGGTAAGCATGGACAGGATATCGCTCTGGCTGTATGCATAGTTGCCGAGACCCTTCAAGTTGAATCGGACGTTCTTGCCTGTCCTCTTGCCTTTGGTGAGCGTGTTAATGACCTGCTGCAGCTGGTGCTTCGTCATGTCCTTGAATGTCTCAGCGAATTTGTCCGCATTCTGCGTTGTCAGCTCCCTGGCGACGTTCTTATTGGCTCCGACCGCAGAATCTTGTGCATATTTAATTCGTTCCTCGATGGTTCCTTTGTGTGGGCTATACCATTTGATCCCTCGTCTGTTTTCGTACCATTTATTCGCCCAGTCCACCTCGGCTTGCTGCGAGCCTGTTAAGAACTGCCTGTATTGGCTGGCTCCCATTCCTGCACTGATAGCCTTGTTTCTTGCCTGCTGTTGCAGCTTGAAGGCTCGTGTGGCTCTGTCTGAGTCGTTCTTTTCTGTTCGGAGGCTCCGTACTCTGTTAAGTCCATCCTGTGCTGCAATCTCTCTCTTTAGTTTTAATATGTCACGGAGGTGTCCTTCTTCGTCTATGTATTTTTTTATGATGGCTGGATATCGCTGAATAAGCAGATTCATTGCCTTCCTGCGTCCGTGGGTTGCATCCTCGTCCTGCTGCGCTCTCTCGATGGCTCGGTCGGTCTCTTCGTTGTATTCCTGCTGCTTTTGTCTTGCGGTCTCCATGGTTGCATTGAGGTCTGCTTGCGCCTTTTCTTCTGCCGTGGTGCTGTCGTGGCAGGCTACCAATACACCGACCAATACACCGAGGGCGGTGGCTGCTGCTACGTATGGGTTGGCGAGCATCGTTGCGTTGAGGGCGGCTTGTACCTTCTCTACGACGGCAATTCGCACCTTGGCGATGGTCAGCGTCTCGATGTGGAGCTTCTCGGCTGCAATGGCTGTAACCACCGCTGCCTTGTAGATTCCGTATGTGGTAATCAATCCCATGATAATCTGTCCTACCTGCTGGTAGTTGGCGATTATCTTCTGTGCCATGTCGATGCTGCCTACGATGAGTCCTTCCTGGGCTTCGCCTATGTCGTTGAGCATGTACTGCCAGGCTCCTTCAAGGTTGGATATCGCTCCCTTCAAGGTCTTGCTCTGTGCTTCGAGCATTCCGTTGAACTGACCTCCCTCGCTGGCTGCTGCGTGGAACGCATCTTGCACCATCTTGGTGGAGATTGCGCCTTTCTCCATTTCCTCCTTCAGCTGTCCGATGCTCTTGCCTGTCTGCTCGCTAATCACCTGCAATGGGTTGAAGCCTGCATTAATCATCTGCAATAAGTCCTGTCCCATGAGCTTGCCTGTTGCGCTCATCTGGGAGAAGGCAAGGGTGAGGCTCTTGAACTTCTCGCTGTCGCCCATGGAAATGTCGCCAATGGCTTTCAAGTGCTGCATAACGTCCTGGGCAGGAATGTTGAAGGCGAGCATGGTCTGCGCTCCTGATGCGAGGTCTTGCATAATCATTGGGGTGCGGAGTTCGTATTCCTTTATCTGCTCGAAAAGCTCGCCACCGACCTGTTCTCCTGCGAGGGTCTTGAAGGAGGTCTGCAGGCTTTCCATCTCGCTTCGTATGCTGATGACCTTGCTCTCGAATTGGGTTAGCTGCTGGATTGAAAAGTACGCACCGATTCCTGCAGCAATCTTTTTGAGGCTTGCGTCCATCTTCTCGGTCTCGCTTTTGGTAGCGTTGCCGAGGTCGTGGATTTTATCTTCCGCTGCCTTCGTCTCTTGCTGCAGGGCTTCTGTGCTGACCCCATTGAATGCTGAGTCTATCTTCTGTCCAGCTTGTGTGGCTCGCCTTCCGATGTTGTCGAACTGCTGCACCACCTTCTCAGCGTCCGATTGGAGCTGTGAATCGTCTATGCCTATCGAGAATCCTTCTCTTCCGTTGTCGAAATCTGCCATTTTAATACTCCTTTACGAAGACTTCCTCTTCGTCTTCGTCATCTGTGAAATTTTCGGGATTGTTTGCGTCGAGTTTCGCATCCCATTTTGGTGGTTGCTCATCATCAAACTGCGGTGTCGCTGCTGAATAAAGCGAAAGGTTGGCGTAGCTGTAATCGTATAGGATCTCCTCTGGTGTGGCTCCTATGTTCTTCGCCCAGCCGATGATTATTGACCAGGGGCTGTCTGTTCCACTTCCTTGGTTCTCGCCAGCGTGTTTATTTCGGATAGGGAAGTGGTAAGCCCGAAAAAATCGCCCAGCTGCATCTCCATGAGTCGCTTGGTGATGGTCTCGTTCAGCGTTGCTGGCGTGATGTCCTCCATGATGCGCATGGCTACAAAGTCCAGCTCGCTCATGGTCTCCTGGTGCTTGGTGAATCGGAAACGTCGCCAGCTCCATTTCTTCGTCTCTGAAATCACGACCTGGTGGTTTTCTCTTATTCGCTTTGCTCCGAGCACCAATATGGCGGCAATGCGTCCGATGGCTTTGCAGTCCCTGGCGGTTCGGAGGGTCTCGCTGAAGATGCTCTTCGTCTCTTTGTTAATTAACGGCATCTTCGAGGTTTCCTCGCTCACCAGCATTATGGTCGCTGGTGTCGGTGCTGGTATCTCGTAGGTGCGTCCGTCTATCTCCAGGGAGGTTGTCTTGCGCTGGAGGATGGTATCGACCACCTGCTGTTCCAATGTCTTTTGTTCTTCCATGTTGTGATTAAAGTGAAAGAGCAGGAGGGTGGCTCTGTCGCTTCCTCCTGCTCTTGGATGAAATTATGGGTTATTTCAAAGCCTCTTTGGTTGTGAAACGGGAGTACCAATAGTTGTTGTCAACTGCTGGGGTCTTCACCGCATGGGTGCTTTCGTCCACAACAGCTGGTGTCTCTGGTACGCCTGTTGTCTTGAAGATTGAAGCGGTGATCTTGATGGCGTTACCGTTCTGCTCGTCCATCGCTGGTGCTACCTTGATGCGGCAGAGCGGAGCCTTGATGCCTCTCGCTCCCTTGTTGTGTGGGGTAATCTTAATCGATTTGTCTCCTGGCACAATGTGGGTCTTGACCTTCTGTTCGCCATCAGCGTCCTTGGCTGCAATGCCCAGCTTCTCGTAAAGCTCCGCAGTTGGCTCGATGACGGTAGTCTCCACCTCGAGTGTTCCTTCGAGGTCTTCCTGCGCCACGACTTCGCCTCCTGTTGCCTTCATCTGCAGCTGGTCGCCATCGTTGGACGTGAGGGTCGTTGTCTGGTCTTTGATGGTGCCGACGTTGAAGAGTGTAGTTGCGAATGCATCGTTCTCTCCTGTGTCGCCAATCTCGACCTTGCACTTGCCCCATGCCATGATGATTTTCTTTGAATCTGCCATGTGCTTGTTCTCCTTGTTTATGAAAATGTTGCTAATCTAAAATGAATCCCGATGTTAACGAAGTGCTCGTTCCTCTCTGGTACCGCAATGGTAGCCGTTGCCTGGAACTTGTCGAAGATGTAGGCGGTGCAGGAATCATTAAGGGTCTGCAGCACCTGTTCGTCGATTGCCTCCAGCTCCATCAGTCTGGCTTTGTCGGGCACCAGGCTTGCTCCTCCGTTATTGATGTCGGGGACGTATATGTTGAGCCTAGCCCTGCCTTCCTGGATCTGTCCTGCTGTGGCATTTGAACATGTAAGGACTGCGTCTTCGGTCTTGGCTTCGATAGGTCGCAGCTCGCTGGGGTAGAATGTTCCTTGAATCGTACGTCCCATCAGCTCTTCAAGGGCTGCGTACATGTCCATTTCTATTGTTGTCGTTCCTTTGCTTGCCATTGTCACTTCGTTTTGAATAATCGGTTAAGCATTGCCTTGATTTTGCGTTCTGCCATCTGCTCGCTCGTATCGAGAACGTCGAGGCTCATGGCTTCGACGTATTGGGCGTATGGCATTCCTGCTACCATCAGAAAAACAATGCCTTGTGTTGTCTGCTTTGCCGCAAGTTCATGAAGAAAAGCTACGCCTTGTTTCTTTCCCTCTGTTCCGTCGCCCTTGCCTCCATTCACGGCTTTCCATTCTCCCTCGTGTACTATTTCGCCATCCACGAGGACGCAGTAGCCGATAGAGCTGCATAGGTTGCCTGTCTGGTTCAAGTACTTGTGCCCGCTCCTTGCTTGGGTCAGGCATTCCTCCCCAATGTAGAAAAGCTGGGCGATGATGGCTTGCTTCCTGTTCTCTATCATGGCGTTCATCCTTGCTCGGATGTCTGCTTGCGTGAAGTTGGGTTTTATTGGCATGGTGATTTCTTCTAGACGGTGATCTGCAATGCTTCTACTGCTTCGAGGTAGGTGATGTCCTGCACTTCAAACTCTCCGAGATCCACGCCTCGGTTGTCGGTTAGCTTCACTCTTTTGGCGGTGAAGTCCTGCGGTTCGATTAATACCTTGGCTGCAAATTGTCTGAACTTGCCGTCCTGGTACGTGCCTTGGTGGTCGCTCTTGTTTTTTACGATATTGCAAGGGATGCCCTTGTCGCTCAGCTTGGTTTCCACCTTTTGGGGGATGCCGTGAAACATTCCCCCTCCAGTGGTATCGTAAGTAAAAAGAAAGCCGTTCTGTATAATCATCAGAAATCCTCCCCGATGTAGCCGCATGGGATATCTGTTCCTGCTTCGTCCTCTCCCAGCTCTGCTAGCAGGCTGTTCGATTTCTTGGCAAAGCGTGAGCGTTCGTCCTCGTTGAATGTGTAGCTGATTCCTCCCTGGGTGATGTTCGGAGCTTCGGCAAGAAAGGCGTATGTGAGGGCTTTCGCCTTCTTGAACTCGTTGCTTGCTCGCACCTCCCTGGTGATGTCCGCATCTGCATCCAGCCCAGCTTCATCGATGATGTTCTCAATCGTCGCTGCTGGTATCGGGTAGCTGCTCATTGCTTTAATTGCGTTGCTTGTCTTCATGCTGCTTGTTTATAAAACGTTGTTATGCGCTCGCCTCTCCGTTCGCCCAGGTTTGGTTTGCGGTGTTGAAGAAGACGAGAGACTTGCGGTTGATGAGTCCTGGCTGAACGTATGCCTCTGCCATGGTGGTCTCGGTCTGTGGGTTGACTTCGCTGTAGCGTGTCACCTTGAAGAAACCGCCATAAACCTGCAGGGCAGCGGTGTTCTGAACCATTGGGACGTTCTTGTAATAAGTCCATCCGAGCTGAATGGTTGGTGAAAGGGTAACCACATTCACGTTCCATGGCTTGATGGTCTCCTTGCTGCCGTCCTTGTGCTCGAGGCTCACGTAGGTGTCGAGGACGATAATCTGCGGATAGCCTCGTGTCGGGCTTGCGTTGTACGCATTGATTTTCTCCAGCGTGATCATGTCCGCTGTAATCATGGACAGGTCGTTGACCTGTGGGTACAGACGCTTGGCGGTCTTCTTCTGTGCTACCAGCTGCTGGAACTTTGCCTTCTCCATGAATGCGTAGCGTGGCTTGGTGAGTCCCTGCTTTGCTATCATGTCCTGGGCGTTGGCAAGGTCGAGGAGTCCGTCTGCGTTCTCCTCATCGCTCCACTCGTAGCCCTTCTTCTTAACTACCGCTCCTGCCTTGACCTCTGAAATCTTCACACCGATGAAGTTGCCCTTCGGTACGTTGAAGTCGATGATGTCCTGCGACGCCATGTCGCCTTCAATCTTCTCTGGGAAGGTCTGTACACCGCTTGATGCGATGCGCATGCAGTCCAGCTCTACCTTGTAGTCCATCGCCTTGCGGACGAATGAAACGTCATCGTAAACCAGGTTAACGAGTTCCTGCTTCTCCTGCTGGTTCTCGGTTGCTGAGTTTGCGAGTGTCTGTGAATCGAGGTATTCGTTAATCTCGATTTCGTCCTTGTCTCGGCTCACGGAATACTTGGAGAGCTTACCGCTCCATGTGCCGACCTTCTGGCGTGTCTTCTTTGGAGCCTTGGTGTTGAATGCGACACGATCGGCAGCTACAGGGATTCCCTCGTCACCCTCCAAGCCCTTGATATCGAACTTTCTGGTGTATTTCAATGGGAAGAGGGTAGCCCATGCTAGACCTGTACCTGGCTGGAACTTGTTGACGGTTGCCTGCATTCCAGGGATGTCAATGTCGAATAATGGTGCTTCCATTGTTTCTTTTCTCCTTTGTGTTAATTAATTAATCGAGCGTGATGCCCTTCATCAAATCCACGATTTCGGCAGCGACAGGTGCTGTCTCCTTGCGAAGGCTTGCGGCTCTAATCAGTCGAGCCTCGAAGTCACCCTCTCCAGCCTTGCCAAGGTTGCCCATGAAATTGCCGAGAATGTATTCTGGCTTGTGGATTGGTGCAGCCTCTGCTTTGGTTCCGTCCGCTGCGCTGGCTGCCTGGTAGAGGACGGTATCCTGGGCGATTGCCACGCCCATCGTCACGGTTACAACATCGTAATCGTCGCTGGTGGTGGTGTCGACCTCTGTGCAGGCGACACCCACCTTGCCGTGGGCGATTACGTCTCCCTTCTTGATACCGCTACCCTTGGCAATCTTGATAGTGGTGTCAGAATATTTGCACTCTGTTACGAGGCGGTATCCCTTGATTGGGACGTAGAGTCCGCTTGTGTCCTGTCCCATTGCGAGACCTGGCTTCAAATCGAACTCTGGGTTCTTGACGAGTCCACCTCCTGGCTTCTCCGATGTGATTGTCTCGAAGATGATAGGGTCGGCTGGAGCTGCGTCCTGGTGCTTGAACATTCTGTTCATGGCTTTTTCCCTTTTAAATGTTTAACTTGGCTACTGCTGTGGTGCCTGCTGCGCTGCTGGTTGGGCGAGTCCGATGATTACAGGCGATGCCGTCTGTGCCTCTCGGCTTGCCTCTGCATTAAGGTAAGCGGTGACCGCTGGGTCTGCCTCTTCGCCTGGCTTGCGCTTGCCACCGACAGGTGGTGTGGTCTTGGCACCCTGCGCCTTCTCCTCCTTGATGTCGCTCTCGATGAACGGCTTCTGCTGGTCGAGCCAGCCGTTGAAGTCCTCGTCGTCCTTGAAGGTGAGTCGGTCGTAGTTTCGCATGTAGCGTTCCTTCAATTTGTCGGATGCTCCTTCAAATAATGCGCTGAACTTATCCTTGCGCTGGTTGCCGAGCTCCTTGGTTTTCATGCCATTGATTTCGGTTCGCAGCTGCTGGTTGTCCTGCTGGATCTGTTTGAGCATCTTCAACACCTCGCTGTCTTCCCCTCCTGCTGGCGGTGTAGGCGGCTGTGGTGGGTCTTGCTGTGGTGGCTCGCTAGGCTTGCCATCCTTCAGTTTGTACTTCTTCTCATAGTTGCTAACGGCTGAACTCTGAGCTTCGTTCGCTCGTCTGTCGCCTTCGCTGTCTATGATGGATTGGAAGGTCACCCCATCTACGACGGTTTTCACTTCGTCCTCCGTGGTTGTCGTCTCAGCCTTCTTCTTGGCTATCCGCTCTAGAATTTTGGAATCAACCCCAGGAAATTTGGTTTTGAGTCCTGCTAAAATCTTTTCAAACATAAATTTTACGTTTTGGTTATACAAATTTGTAATGGCGCAAATTTACGGCTTTTTTTGTTAAAGTGGTTACGTGGTAATCACTTTTTAACGTGAATTAACCTTAAAATCGGAAAATAACCGCTTTTTCGCTTGGGTGTTTCGGGCTTTTTTCGTAAATTTGCCGCAAAAATTGGCTTATGCAGGTTTCAAAGAAAATATTAGATTTCGTTAGCCAGAACCTTGGTTCTGCTTATTCCGTTTCTCCAATTGGGGAAAAGGACGGAGCTTCGTGTTTCTCTGCCTACATAAAAAACGAGAAGACAGGTTTCCCTGTCGCTCTCGTTCTTGATTCAAATGGTGAAATTACCAAAGTTGGCGGTTTTATTGCGCTTGATGTCATTTCGTCATTTAAGAAAGATTGAAACGTATTTAATGTTCAGCAATTTGTCGCTGACCTTTATTGCTCCATCTTTCAATATTGGGTCTTTTCTCATATTTGCGCAAAGGTATTTTATGTCCTTTTCCTCGAATCCGCTTCCTTCGGAGTTGTCTTCCTGTGGCTCTATGTATTTTATGCTTCCATCGCTGAATCGTTTTACGATTGTGCAATGTCCACCTCTAGGCTCCCAGCTTAGACCGACCTCGTATGTTCCTTCTTCTTTGCAAACGTCATCGAAGTATTGGAGGTATCTTTGCTGCGTCATGTGTTTCCAGCTTGGGTGCGCTTTTAGGTAGTCCTTAAAGCTGGTTATGCTTACTGCTGATCCGTCTTTCTCCGTCCATGTCTCCAGCCAATTATTGCCCTTGCTGAGATAGTTGGATAAGTCTCCAAGTGCCTTCGTGTTTCCCTTTGCATAAATATTGAATCCCCATTCTCGCAATGCGTAAGCTGGTGCGCATGTCTGGCAGTTTATGCCGTATTGCTCGTGCTTTGCCGCATCGTACAGCGGATTCTTTCTGACATGAATGTTTGTTCCTCGAATCTTTATTCTTGAACTTGCATCAGCGATGTATTCATTTACATGTCGAGGATTTGCGCTCTGCCTGTCTGCTTCCTCGTAGGTCATCGGTCTTCCCTTCTTGATTCCGAGGCTCTTTTCGATGTCCTTCATGTTGGCGATTTGCTCCTTGCTGAAGCTACCCCATACCTGGGTATCCCATTCGTTCTGTGCTTTCACGCCCTTCTCGAATTTAGCAAACAAAGCCTCGACCTCTTTCACGGATGCGTCCTTGCCTATGGCATTGCGCAGGGCTATCTGTCTCTTCGTCAATGCTGGGAGTGTCTGTCCCTGGCTATATGTGAGCGTCTTCATCAATTGGTCGCAGCGGTTGTCGTATGCATCGAGTCTTCTTTCTCTCCATGCGTCCTTGATATCATCTATCTGTTCGCTGGTTCTCGCTGCATGTCGCTTGGCTGCGATTTCCTTTGCTGTTGGCTTCTTGATGATTACAGGGCTTGTTTTCTTTGCGCCTATCTTGTATTGCCCAAGGTTAAAGCCTCGTGGCAGAACGATTTCATCCTCTGCGCCTCCAATGATCAGGATGTGCGTACCCTTCGGTATGCGGTATGCGTACAGGTGCTTTGAACCGTACATTTCAGACGAGAAGTGCTCTGCGATGGTGATTCGTGTTGTCGTGCTGGAGTATGCTGGATTGATATCTATTGGAGCATCCTTTGTTCCCCGATATACGACAATATCTTTTTTCAGCGTTGTTCTGCTCATTATCTTGTCTATCTGTTCCTGTACCTCCTTTTGCTTTGCAGTAAGTGGTTTTCCTGCTCGTAGAGCCTCATTAAGTTCCTCAAATCCCCATTGTCTGAAGCTATCGACGGCATCCTCCTCTGCTTTTGTGCGCAGTCTGGTCGGTTTGAGATTTGCCTTCTTCATTTCTGCGTCGTATGCCTTGTCGAGCAAGTCACGATAGTGGTCTTGGTTCTGTTCCGTCCAGCCTTCTGCCTGTACGAGTTCCAGGAGCTCTCTGTCGTTCTTGCTGATGCCCTTCCATTCGTCCGTAGGCTTGCTCTTCGGTGTCGCCACAATTGCATCATCCTTCTTGTTGGATTTTTCCACGCCTTCCCATCGCAGTCCCTTGGCAGGATCTCCGTCCTTGAAGTTGTCCTTGATGAAGTAGGGCATGGAGGTGGCGTTCTCGATTCTTGCCTGGTTGTCCTTCATCCATTTGTTGAACTCCTTTGGCATTTTCTCCACCTGCCCTGTGAACTTCCAATGGCTCACGTCCTCTCCGTTCATGATTGCGGTGGTGTATGCGTCCATCTCCTCCTGGCTGGCGAGGACGGAAACTGCATAACATCTGCACCATGGATGCCATCCTGTGAACTTGAAGTCCTTTGGAAAGCGTTTTCCGTCGAATAGGTCGCAGATGTCCTCCGTCGGGTGGTTGTTGCTGATATGGATTTCGATGCCGATGACGAAAGGGAGAGCCTGCCATCTGTTGTGGTCAGCTGTCCTGTAGGCGATGTTGTTCTCGGTCGCTGTCATTCGGAGGGCGTTCTTGTAGCTGGAGCGATAGACTCCCTGCCCTGGGTGGTATGCGGCAGCTGCCTTGGAGAGGCGCAAAGCTCCGCTCTTATCTCGTACCCTTCTGAATAGCTTGTTTGGCTCGACAAGGTATTTTCGGATATCACGGCTCAGAGCGGCAGCACTCTTTCCTTCGCCCATGCCCATTTCCAGGGCGAGCTCCATTTCGCTCTTGAACTGCTGGGTGAGGTTCCAGACCCTTCTGCTGAGATTCATGCCTGCTTCCTTGCGTGCGATGAATGCGTTGAGTGCCTCCAGGTGTGGGTGCTTCCATGCCTGCACCACCTTTTTCGGGAGGTGCTTCGTTCCGATGATGGAGTCCACCATTGCGTCGTTCTTGGTGTTGGAGAGCGTCCAGCTTTCCTGGTCTCCGTCTTCGATGTTGGCTTGGAGGCTGCTTCCGAGGTCTTGCATGAGTGCCTCCATCTCCTTCTTCAAGGCAGGGAAGTCCTCGAAGTGGAACTCTTTTTGTGGGTCGGCATCAAAGAGCGAGGGCGCAGCTGCCTGTGCGATGCGCTTGACGGCTGCATCGTATAGCTGCTGCACCTTCCTGGCTCTCTTTGCGAGGTTCTCCTTGTGCTTCTTGTCGTATGTGCCTATGGTGAACTTCTTTGGCATATTCTAATCCTTTACATGGTTGGTTCGTTGGTGAAGGCATCGTTAGCCATTGCCTCCTCCTGTTCGATTCTCTTCTCTTCCTCCTCGACCTCCTCTTCTGGTACCATTTTGAGCCTGCGGATAGCGGTTCTGCGTGAAACGATAGGTTTACCACCTGTTGCGTCGCTCATATCCTTGATTTCCTGGCTGCGGTCATCGATTTGGAAGGCTGTAATTTCGTTTGTGACGGTCAGCGTGTCGAATGCCTGCGCCAGCTCTGGGTACATGATCTTGCAGAAAGCTCGTACCACGTTGACCTCTCTGTCGAAGAACTCCAGCCAGTCTCCGCTTTCGTCCGTGACCTTCATCTGGCAATCGATGAAGAGCATCTTTCGTGCCTCTCCGCTCATTGGGGTGGCTTTCATCTGCTCCATGCTCATGTCTGGTAGCTGGAGGCTGGTGTGAATGTTGCGTCTCAGCTCTTCCGTGAATAGCTTCTGTGCATCGGTAGCCTGGCTCCAGGTTGCGTACCCTGCCTTGTCTCCCTTGCCGTATCGGAGGACGTTTCGTCCTGCATTGTCGTCGTTCGGTTCCTGCTTTTTGTTCTTCGGTGCTGTCACCTGCTGGCTGTCCGAATAGATGACCCATGTCGGTCGGCTGTTCTTGCGGAGGTAGTTGCCAGCTCTACTCTCCGTCCATTCCAGCTCGTAGCCGTTGTCGCTCTGGTCTTCCCATATTGGGAGGTCTCGGTGTATGTAGATGCCTGCTATCTTCTGAATGTTGATAGGCTCTGGTACGATGTCTTCCTCCCATCCGTTGCTGTTCTTGTTGATCCAGCGGTAGTGGAACTCATCGGTGTAGGTATCGAAGTATGTTACGGTGTCGGTTCCCTTCTTCCTGGTGTATTGGACGCTGAGTGCTATCATGTCGTCGTACTCGTCGAAAAGTGGGTACAAGATGTCTCCGTCCAATGGCGAGAACGTGCGGCAGCGCAGTTTCAGCTTGCTTGGGTAGCCTGCGTATGTGGTGTCCTGCAGCTGGGCGTACCAAATGGTGACCATCTCGCAGCTTGCAAAGAGTTTGTGGGAACGCTTAAGGTTCAAGGCGTTTATTCTGTTCTTCTGAAAAATCGCCTCCATGATGGCTGCTGCCTTCTTCTCGTTGTCGTCCGCAGTGGTGTATTTGCGGTTGACGGGGATTGTGAACATCAGCTCCTTCATGCGCTTCACCGCCAGCTTCTGGATGTTGTAGGTCACTCTTGTCATGCGCTCGGTCTTGCCTCTGCGTGTCTTGTCTCTGTAGTTCTTGTCTGTGTAAACAGGGTGCAGCTTGGGGTTGTACTCCTTTTCGAGCACCTTCCATGGGATGACATCGATGTTCTTCTGGCGCAAGTCCTCGATGATCGCTCCTGGCTGTCTGTTCTCTCTATCGATAATTTCTCTAATGTCTGGCATTGCTTTGTCTCCTATGTTTTTTAATTAATAAACTTCGTCCTCGATTTCCTCTTCTTCCTCATCCGTAATCTCTGCCGAGGTGAACAATCCGAAACGCTCCACGATGCCTGTGGTGCAGTCGGGCGCATCGTCATGCTCGTTTCCTCCCTCCTTACGGTATGACTTCATGGCGTTGGCGTAATGCGTCCAGCGGTCTTCCCATCCTTCTGGGTAGAAGACCATGTTCTGAACCTTCGAGCTGTTCGTGAAGATTCGGGTCTGCTTGTTTGCGGTCTGTGCCAGGTCAATGAAGACCATGTCCCAATTGCCAAGGGTTCGCACCAGCTTCTCCACGTTCCTTCTGAATCCTCGACCTCCGTTGTTGCTCTCGACCACGACCTCCTGCGTCTGGTTCCGCACCAGCATTCTTGCCACGGCAGGTTCGGTGTACTCCATGCTCTTGTTGGTGAATACGATATCCGTCACGTAGCATCCGCTCTCGTATTCCTCGTAGCAAATGGCGCAGAGCCAGTCGGCTCCTGTGTCCGCTGTATCGATGTAGCACTTGCGCCTTGGCAGGTGTGCCTCTATCGGCATGGTGTCGTAGGTCTTGAAATGGGAATACATGAGACCCTCGATTGGTGTCGGGTTCTGCATGTACTGCGTCTCGTAAACGAAGGAATTTGCGAGGCGTATCTTCTCCAGCTCCTCCAGGGTATGCTTGAATTCCCAGAGCGGCTGGCGGTGTCCTTCTTCGTCAATGGTGACGCATGGCAGGCTTACGACCGTCCAATCGTCAGGCTCTATCTCCTGGAGGTAGCCGCAAAGGTCATGCTCGTGGAGTCGCTGCATGATGATGATGATTGGCGTGTTTCTGCTGTTGACTCGGTTTCGGATGGTGGTCTCGAATCGTCGGTTCACTCGCTCACGCACCACGTCGCTCAGCGCATCCTCTGGCTTGATAGGGTCATCGATGATGATGGCACCTGCGAATCGGTAGGGGAGCGTGTTGCCGTTTTCGTCCACTCTGTCCACCTCGCCAGCTCCGAAACCTGTAATCTGTCCGAGCGTTGATGTTGCATAAACGCCTCCACCTTGCTCCGTGTCCCATTGAGCTTTTGTGTCGCTTCCATACTTCACCCTCGTTTCAAACATCGCCTGGTATGCTTCGCTGTTTACGATGTCCTTTATGGCGATGGAGTTGTCCACTGCCAGGTCGCTGGAGTAGGAGAGGTGTATGAAATTGGAGGCTGGATTGATTGCGAGTCCCATGGCGATGAAGTTCTTAACCGCCAGCTCGGTCTTGCCGTATCGTGGTGCGATGTTGATGATGAGCTTGTTGCATTCGCCCTTCAGCACCTTATCCAGCGCATCGCATACTCTCTTGTGGTGGTGTCCGACAATAAACCGCTTGCCTCCGTTCTCCTTGAAGAAGTACCGAGTGAAGTTGAGGGGGTTCTGCAGTACCCACATCTTTTGCAGTTCGGTGTCGTGCATCATGCTAGTACTCCTCCTCCAGCTTCTTCAAATATGCGATTTGCTCCTCCCTGGTGAGCGGTGTCCCCTGCTGGATCTGTTTGCCGTTGGTGGTGATGTCCACCTTCTGCTGCGGTTTGCCGTATTGCCTGTCCATGAGCCTGTCCACGGTTGTTGTCTTGCCGTTCTTCATGTCGATGATGGCAGCCATTGCCAGCGTCTTTGCGTATGCTGGTGTTTCGTCTGCCTTCGCCAATACCTGCAAGTCCGATAGCTCCATGGCGAGGATGCTTCTCTCGATTGTGTTGATTTCGTCCTGGGTGAGTCCTTCGCTCTTCTTCAGCTTGCTCTTGGGGAGCACCTGCTTCAAGAGAGCCTTGACCCTGTCCTTGGGCTTGCCCTTTGGATTACCGCTCTGTCCCTTCTGCCATTTGTGGCTCTCGATGTTGGCGAGCTGGCTTTCCGTCATTGTCTCTTTTCCTCTTGGCATGGTTTATTCCTCCTTCTTCTTCGATTTTTTGGTTTGCTTGGTGGCGGCAGGTTCCTGGGAAGGCAGCAGGGTGCTTGCCTCTCGTTCCTTATCCTCCAGAATGTTGCCGATGCGGACAGCCTTCTGCTGGGTGAGCTCCTCCCATCGCTTGATGATGACGTCCACGTATATCGGCTCGAACTCCACCATGCGGCAGCACCTGCCGAGCTGTTCTGCTGCGATGAGTGTGGTTCCGCTTCCTCCGAATATGTCGAGGACGATATCCTTTACCCTGCTGCTGTTGCTGATGAGCTTGCCAATCAGCGGTACAGGCTTCATGGTTGGATGATCAGGGTTTTTCTTCGGCTTGTCGCAGTCTATTACGCTTGTAGGAATGTCGCCTCCGAATAGCTGCATGAGCAAGTCCTTCATTTCTGCCTTGCTCATGCTCTCGATGTCCAGCTTCTGCTCGAGCACCGTTGTGAGGTTTCGCTTGTTGGTGAAGTAATGGGCAGCTCCTTCCTTCCATCCGTACAGGCAGGGTTCATGCTTCCATTGGTAATCCTGGCGACCGAGGACGAGGCTGTTTTTGTTCCAGATGAGGCATTGGCGTGTCTCCCATCCGATGTTCTTCACCGCTGTTCGGAAATTGAAGCCCTGGCTGTCCGCATGCCAGATGTAGAAGGCTGCGCCTGGCTTCATGCTGTCGTTGGCATTCTGCAGGGTGTCGGTGAGAAAAGCCACGAAGTTCTCGTCTGCCATGTGGTCATTGGCGATTTTCATCTTTCCTTTTGCCTGGTAGTCCACGTTGTATGGTGGGTCAGTTACCAGCAGGTCTGCCTGTTCTCCGTCCATGAGGGCATCGAGGAACTCCTGCTTCGTGCTGTCTCCGCAAATGAGGCGGTGCATGCCGAGCTGGTAGATGTCGCCTGTCCTGCTGGTCGCCTTCTTTGGCGTGTTGCCAGCCACATCGTAGCCATCGTCCTTCGCTTCCTCTTCCTCCTCTGGGTCGGGAATGTCTGGTACGTCGATGGCAGCTGCATCTATCTCCTCTGGCTTCCAATCGTTGATGAGGTCGTCGAAGTTCGTCTCTCCAAAGCTGGAGTTATCCTTCAAGACGATGCGTCGCATCTTATCCATCGGGAAGTCGTGGGGGAGGATCTTGCAGACGGCTGTCTTGTATTTCAGCTTGCGCAGGGCTTCGTATCTCATGTTACCGCCAATGATGACGAATCCTCGCTCATCCTGGGTGTCATAAACGATAAGCTCTCGAAGCTCCAGCATCTCGGGGTCGTCCTGGATGCTCTTCACCAGCTTCTTGAATTTCGGGTCTCGTATGAATCGTGGGTTCTTAGGCAGCCCTTCCACCTGTCCTTGGTTCGGGTGGAGCTGGGTGATGTCCATGTCCCTTCTCTGAATATCTGCTGTTGTCGTGTCCATGCTTTTTTATCTTTCGTTGGTTTAAGCAGTGAAGGCGAGCCCTTCTGCAAGGCTCGCCTCTCCTGTCTGGAATTGTTGTTAAAATGGTGCGGCACCACCGCTGAATGCGGAGAATGGCAGGACGCTCTTTGCTCGCCCAGATGCCTTGGTGCTGCTGTGGAGGATGCTGCCTCCGCTCTTGTGTTCTGAACCGCTACTACTCATGGCTCGTTCTCCTTTGTCTTTGAAATTTAACTTTTATCGAATGTCATGCGTGTGAACAGATCCCACGCCTTGCTGTTGCGTATCGGCTTGCGGATGGTGGCGTACTTGTCGAGGATCCTGCTGAAGTGGTCATCGTAGAAGTCGTACAGCTCTGGGTTCTCCTCCATGGTGAACTGCTCGATGTTTCCAGAGCTTCGGAGGTTTGCCGAGCCGTGCATGATGATCTTGCGTCCTCCCAGGGTCTCGAAGTGTACGGTCTTGGTGTGGACGCCTGCCACCGCCAATTGGAATCGGTCGCCAATGTCCAGCTGCTTGTAAATGTACGGAACCAGGCTGCTTCGCTCGTTGCCCCAGAAATAAACGCTGATGATGAGGTTCAATTCCTCGATGTAGCCCTTATCCATGAGGGTGTGCAGGCTGTCCACGTTGTTCTGGCTAAGCGAAAGCGTGCTTATTGTCATCTTCTTGGCGCAGGCTCGCTGGGTCGTTAGGTATGCCTCGATGAAGTCCCCGAATATGAAGGAACCGCTCACGAATGCATCGAAGCGTTCCCCAAATCCCAGGCGCAGCTCCCTCGCCATCTTCTGGGCATTGTCGTACATCACAAAGTCCTCCTTCATCGGCACCACCTTTGGCAGGGTGTACCTTGTCTCCTCCGTCTCATCCGATGGCAGAAAGTCCACAAGGTTGAGGTCGAGGTCTGGGAGGTCAAAGTTGCCGATATCACCCATGAAATCCGAGAGGTGCTCCTGCTCCTCTCGGACGTCCTTTGTATTGTCTTGCTTCTGTCTCATGCCGCAAATTTAAGAAAAAGTGGTTATATTGTAATCACTTTAGGGCAAAAATTAACACAAATTGTGCCTATTTCCGTGAAAAAATGGGGTTTTTCGGTGAAGGCACACCTCGGAGGGTTGCGCTCGTGATGCGCATTGGCAGCCCAGCGTAGTCCCAGGCGAGCAGGGCGGCATCTCGCCCCTCCTGGTTGAGCCTGCCCAGCTTCTGTAAAGTTATTTCCTCCAGCTCCTCTTTGGTGATCTTGCGGTCTTTGCCGTGCCAGCACTTGGGTAGCGGTCTCTTGAACTCGTAGGGGATGCCCCAATGCTCCATCATTTGCCCGATGGTTCTGCTGACCTGTTCGTTGCGTCCTTGGTCGACGCCCAGGCTGGCGATGCCCCCTGCTTTCCCTGCCATCTTTGGATGTGGTAGTTGCCTCGGTTCATCCATCCAGCCTCGATGATGACCTTGAAGTCCCATTTGTCAATTTCTGCGAATTGGCGGTATTTCTCCTTGATGAAGTCGAGGAGGTTCGGGAAGGTGAGCATCTGAACCTGTAGGCTGTGGGTGCTCATGTCGAGCATTGCGATGCCGTTTCTATCGACATCTGGGTCAATTCCGATGATAATTTGTTCCTTGTGGCTCATTTTCGTGCCTCCTGCTGCGTTTTTGTTTCGTTGCTTTGTATTTCCTCGTCCGAGGTCGTTTCGTGCGCTTGTGCGCCATTATTTTGGCTCTCTTCGCAATCGTATGGGTCGGGTGTTGCTTTCTTCACCTCGTCCCACATCCATGCTGCGTACATCGCCAAGAATGCGACGATGCCTAAAATCAACAATGCGTCCATGTTCGTCATTTGTCTTTCTCCTTTGTTTCTGTTTGTATGGTATGGTTGGTTGAATCCGTTCGTTGTTGTGCCTGCCTGCGTCACCCTTATGCGTGCGCCTGGGTGTGTGTATGCGTGCATGTGGGTGTGCGCCTGCTTGCGTGTATGTGGGTACACGCACCCCCTCCCAAACCCTCCCCCTCATTTCGGAGGAGGTGGTGGAGGTGTTGGCTAATGGTAGCCGTGCTTGGTGTTCGGGCGGCTCCTTATTCGGTTCCAGCTCCATGGCTTTGCCTTTGGAGTGGTTCTTGGCAGAGGTTTCCTGCTGGCATGGAAGCGACGGAGCTTATTCTGTCGCTTCTCCTCCTGGATCTCCTGCTCGATGTAGGTTGTGCAGTAGTACCCTTTATCCTCCAGCTTCTCTGGGCAGTAGTAATCTCGGATATCTTCTTGAATGCGTCCTCTGGTATCCACGTAAATACTGCGCTCTT